ATTTTTTTTTTGACCGCTTCCAATTGGGCGGTCAACTCGGCGTTCGGCGCATCGGCGAACAAATCCAATACCTTTTGCAGACCGTCCGCCGTCATATCGTTGTATTCGGTTCCGTCCACGGACTTAACCAAACAGGCAAACGCCAAATACTTTGGCGATATGGCGGATTGGACGAAATAAACGTTTTGCCGCAAATTATCCAATTCCTTTTCCGCCAAATCCGGCTTTTCCTTTCTGATAAACCGGATTGCCTTTTCAATATGCGCATCCCAATCGTTCAAATCCGACCCAACCCCGGCGTCGATAAGCAACATTTTGTTATATGCGTGAAATCGCAAAATCGGCAATTCGTCGATACTATCGTACAACACAACCGACCGTTCCCCTATCTTTGTCGTTTTCATAAGAGTATGCGGGTTATGACTGTTGAACAAAACGGAACCAATAACAATGCCGGGTTCCCGGTGCATATAGCAAACAGGACGGACAAAACGACCCCCGCCCACCATGATAAGCAAAAGCCGCAATTGAACATCTTAACAAAAAAGTCGTTGCCGTGAACTTGGACGTACTCAATAACGCCCCACTTTTTTAACAGGGTCAACAGGAACGCCGCCACGGTTGCCACGACCAAAACCCAAATAATGAAAGTTACCATATCGTTAAATGTTACAAGGTTGATTAACTGACAATACACCCTCAAAGCGAAAACCGCCGAATGGGTGCATTAAAAATTGATTATCTATTTCGTCCAACGTAAACCCACGGTACACGTTTTCCGCCAACTCATAAATCCGGTTTATTACAATCGTCCCGTCTTTCAGCCAAAAACCGCCATTTAGGACGGTCAATATTTCGTTCTTCAATGCCTCGGTATTCCGGTTGTTGAGTTGACCGGGGTAAACCTTGCGCAAATCGAACCAAACAATAAGGGAAAACGGGGCTTTAATCTCGCTTTGCTCTTTGGGAACCCAACCGACCGTTTGCGGGTCGTCTATCCAAAAGAACGAAAAATTGCCAATATTGGCATCCGGGGAAACGTCGATATAATCGTTGTTGCCTCTCCATTCCGTCCCGCCCGCATATACGTTCGGGGTATAATAGCGTTTGCCCTGTATCACTTTGGCGATACGTTGCGCCCGCCCAAATGCGACGTCCAACCAATCGACGTTATCCATTAACCCGGTTTGTATGTTCCCCAAAACCCGGTCTATTAAAACCGGGTTAGGAATTATAGGGGTTGTTCTCTTATTCGTTGCCATATAATACGTTTTTTGCTTTCTTCATTAAGTCCGGGAATATATATTGCCAAATCAACGCCGCAATATTTTCGTTCGTCAATCCCAATATTTGCCGCCCGTACTTTTTTATTAAGTCCTCCGTTTTGAAATCCGACGCCTTTATTTCAAATTGTTTGTCGCCGACTTCCAAAAAAAACGACGCTTCAAAATCCCCGGTATCCCGTAACGTTACCCGGTTTGTCGGTTGTCCCTTTTCCTCCTTTATGGCTATCGTCAACGGCGAATACGGGGCGTAATCCATAATATCCACGCCCAAACGGTTAATACCCTGTTCAAACAATTGTTCCTCGGCGTTCATATAAACAATATAGGCGTCATTGTCCCAAATGATTTGTTGGATATATACGCCGGACGATAACCCGTTGTTGAACGTGGCAACCCGGTTGCGTAAATCCTGTATTGACTTTAACCCCGCCATAATCTTACGTTGTCCGGTATTTTACGCCGTGGTTATTACAAGTAAGGCAAATACGGTCGATACCCTGCGTATCCAACCGTAACGCCTCGTATGCTTTTTTAAGGTCATAACCCAAACCGCCGGGGCGACCCTCAACGTTTCCGTCCAACTCGTAAAGAATTTCCACCCGGCTTGCGTTTACTTGGTTCCGGTTTACCTTAACATCGGGGTTCATTGCCAACGTGCGCAACATGATTGCGGCGACCTGTCGTTGGATAACCGTTTGGAAAATCTGCCTTTCCTTAATGATAAAATCCGTTAGGTCGCAACCAACGGTTATTTCGCAATTCAACCCGTAATTCTGCGTATTGGTGTACATCGTCAACGCAATATCCCACAACTCCGGGTATTCGTCGAATGTTTCCGGGGCGTTCATCATAAACGGGGACACCTGTAAATACTTGGTTATTTCCCGCCAACGCTCCAAATCAACGTAACCCGTACACGTTCCGCACGGCTCCCGGCTCCAATCCTTTGTCATGTTAATTGCCTGCATCCCGGCGGGCAAATCGTTTTGGTTGTAACAAAGGAACCACGACCCCCCGGCGTTGTTTCCGGTACTGATATACGGCAAATAACAATCTTTCAACGGGAACCACTGAAAACCGCCGTTTGTCTGCGTAAAATTCAAATCAAACGTCTTTATCGGGTCAATTTGGGACGAATGGAAAAGATACATACGAACAACCCCGGTTGCGCCCGTCATTTGCAACCCGATTTGCTCGATTTTCATTGTTACGCCCATAGAACGAACCGGGACAATTTCAAACCCGACTAACTTATGATTATTCGGCAACGTCGCCCGGATACGTCCCGCACCGTCAAAGAACGTGCGCCGCTCCAACAGGTTCTTTGTTTCCTTATCCAATCCCTTTATTTGCGTGAATGTTTGCACCATTTGCGCAATACCGTTACGGGTCAACCGCTCCAAATAATCGGAAATGAAATTGTACGGTTGCCAATAGGAGTTGCCGTAATCGTCGTTGTAATCGTCGTTAAAATCGCTTTCGGTCGGTTCCTCGTTTTGGTTGTCCCGTGCGGCAATCCAAACTTTGTTGTTGTGGCGAACCTTTGCCCCGGCTTTATATTCCCTTATCATATTCCAAACCGGATATTGAAAAACGAAATCATCCGGGACGATTGCCCGGACATTATCCAAAGTAACAAGGGGGTGCGCACCTTGAAACGTCAAACCGCTTTCCGTCTGCGTTAAATTGTCGTCTATCGCCTTTGCCGGGTCGTATGATTGTTCCCACCCTACGACGTGCAATAATGCGTCCTGTATTTCCTGTAATCTGTACATCTGCGTTTGAAATAAATAAGGGGGCGGGGATAACCACCCCGTCCCCTCGGTTTAACAATTCGTTATGCTCCGGCGTTATTCGCCCCCGGCACCTCCGGCGGGAAATTCCGCTGCGTTGGTTACATATACAGGCATACCCAACGGCTCGTTCGGATTGCGGGCGGCAATCTCGGCTTTGATAATCGGGTTTGCCACGGTATCCGGGTTGCTGTTGTAAGCAACCATATACGCCACGTCAACGGAAAATCCGAAATACTCCTTAACGGCGCACGTCAAATCGGCGGTTGCGTCGCCCATAATTGCGGACTGGTCGCCAACGGCGGTGTAATAGTGCGAACCAACGGGCAAATCAATGTACGGCAAACGTACAACGTCCCATTCGTGGAAATTCGCACGGGTGCGGCGCAATGCCTCACGGTCAACACGTGTAAGGATACCAACATTACCGTCAGCAACGGCAAACATGGTTCCCATTTTGCCCACTTCGTCGGTTACGTTGTTCGTGTAATGCAAAACCTTATTGTCGTACTCCATGCGCTTGTTTACGTCGTTGTAAACGCCATGTTGTGCAAGTTTACGTATAAGGCTATCAACCCCGGCGTTGGCGATAATGTGGATATATTCCGGGTAACAGTTCGCACGCATAATCGGGTTAATATCGCCCAAAATCTCGGTCGCCATTTGGGTTGGAACCTGTACCACGTTGCCCGACTGCGTGTAATTAAGCAACGTTTTGAACACCTGCGTTTTGTTTGCCTCCAATGCGGCAACGGCTCCGACGTCCAATTTGTTCGCCAAAGCCCGGCACGTCTTTTCCATTTTGCGCAAAAAGTCGTGTTCATAGGAAATTTCGTTGTTCATGTAGGCGGCGGGAACCATTGTAAAGCCAATGGCATAAGTCGCCCAAACAACCGTTACCAATGCGGACGTATTCTCATCGTCAGCGATAACACACGAACGGACATTGCTAACCTGTACATCGCCGTCGTAATTGAGAACGGGTACTTGTACCGTGTTACCAATAGACGCAAACGCACGGTCACGCAAATCTGGGTTAATGATTGAGGACGGGGCGTTGGTTTGCTCAATGAAGAAATCCAATGCGCCATACTCACACGGGCGGGTCATATTACGGTCTAATTCCGGGTTTTCAATCCGCCAATTCTGCAATCTTGTCGCTACTAATGACATAATGTTAAAAATTTAATTGTTATTAAATGCGGGTTTACCCTTTACCCGTGATTGTTTACTTTTCCGGCAATGCGGCAATATTGTTGTCCTGCCATGCCTGTTTCATTGCGGCGTCGAACTTTTCGGAACCCGCCGTTAAGCCCTGCGCCATAAGATTTGCGGCGATTGCTTCGTAAGCCTCGACACGGGTTTTTGCGCCCGTTACGTCAATGGTTGTTCCGCTACCACCGCCGGAACCGCCCCCCGGTGGAACCGTTCCGCCGCCTCCGGCTTGGCGTCCCTTATCCAAAATACCCATTGTATCCAATTCCTTTGCCAACAGGTCGCCGGGGGTGTACGGGTTTAACTGATTGTTCGGGTTACGCATAATTGCGCCGCTTTCGTCCTTAAAAGCAATGATTTTGCCGCCTTTGCCGTCGTCGATATATTCGGGGTTCATGCCCTTGATTTTGTCGATTGCTTGAGCCAACAAAACCTTTGTTGCGCTTTCGGGCAATCCCGGTTTGAATTTTAACCCGGCGGTTGCCGCCTGCAATGCGCCCTCGATACGGACGCCGAATAATTCCGTTTGGAATTTCTTTTCGGCTTCATCATACTTGCGTTTGAGGTCGTTAAACTGCGTTGTTACCGCCGTTAAATCGGCTTTCGCCTGTTTCAACGCCTTTGCGGTTTCCGCATCGCTCGCACCGTCGGCAATTGCCTTTTCCAAACGTGCCTTTTCTTTCGTCAGACTGTCGATTTGGGTTTGCAATGCGCTTGCGCTTTCCGCTTTGGTTTTGAACTCGGCGACCACACGTTTTGCGTAATCAAACGTCTTTTCGGTTCCGTTCTTCGCTATACCGGACGCCGCCAAAATATCGGCATCCAATCCGCCGTAAATTTCGCCCGTCTTTTTGGCGATAACGCTATTTTCGTCGTTGGCGGACAATGTTGTAATTGCCGCAATTTGTTCGTCGGTTAATCCGGCTAATGCCGCATTTGCAACTAAAATTTCTCTCGTTAACATAATTCTTTCCCTTTGAATTAATTAAGTGCGATTGCTGCTACTGCTCCGCTGTTTGCGTTAATAATATGAATTGTGTATTTTGGCGAATCCCCGGTTGTGTCAACCAACCAACTGACAACACGTGCATGGCTGATTTTCTTTTCAACCTCTTTTTTTACCAAAATTACGTCGGTAATTGTTCCGCCCTCAATACATTCAATCAACTTTTTCTTTGTTGCGCCATCCAATGCGGCGGCGGTTGTTGTTACTTCAATAACCAAATTGTCCTGCTGTGCAATCTGTGCCATAATCGTATTTTTTAATTGTTTAATACTCTGTTACTTTTTCGCTCCGGGTTTGTCCTCGGCTTTGGTTTCTTTGGCGGGTTCCGCCGGGATAACTCCCGCCGCTTTCAATTCCGCCAAAATTTCAGCCTTTAACGCCGCTTTTTCCTCGGCTTTGGCTTTCGCCTCGGCTTCTGCCTTTGCCTTTGCATCGGCGGCGGCTTTTTCCTCGGCGGCTTTCTGCTGTGCGGCGGTTCGTGCCGCTTTTTCCTCGGCTTGCGCCTTGACGTACTCGTTGGGGTCGTGCAATACGGTAATCGTGTAACCCTGTTTTTTCAGTGCGTCCAAAATGCCATTTTCAAAGGACTTTTTGCCGAACTTTTGGATACGGGGAACGGATAAGCGTTTGCCCGTTTCGCTGTCAAACTTGCGCACCTCAATAACGCAATGATACAAATGTTGTTCATTACTCGGTACAATGTAGTTTTCGGGGGTGACGTCGGTAATTGCAACGTCCTTTGTTTTACCATCGTTTACTTTTACTCTCATAACTTTAATTTATTTATTAAATTTCCAAATATAACTACTTTACATTGTGTTCATTTGCGTAATCATTAAATTTACTTGTTATTACTGAAATCTTTTGGTCGAATGGTATTTGCGTTCCAAACTCCAAAATATTTGTATTCTCCCGTTCAAACCTGCGGACAAAGTTAGCGAAATTCAACTTTATACGCAATTCATTCTCCGGGATTAAGTTACGCCCGTACAAATCCAATACCTCGTTCCGGGTCAAATGGCGGTACGGCTCCAATTCTGCCAATATCAACATACGTTGCAATTGGGTTGGGTTGTTCCGGTACTCCGTTTCGATAATCTGATTTTGTAGGGCGTCCAATTCTGCCTCACTTGCGCCGCTTTCCTTTGCCAACTTGTAACGGTTCCGCAACTCGCTTGCGTCGTACAAATAGAACTCCGTGCCGTAATTGACTTTTGCAGATACGAACATATTGCCGTATCGCAATCGGCAAACCGTTTCATCGACGAACTGTTGGGCGGCTTCAAAGCCTTTTTTCACTCGGTTTAATACCGTGCTTTGGCTCTCAAATGCGGCTTTAACCTGTTGTTCGTTGAATGCCTCCCGTTGGGTTACTTCCTCGTTTTGTCCGACGACGGCGTTAATAATGTTTTCCCGCAATCGCTTTTCTTCCTCAACGTTGTAATCCAAACTTGTACGGTCAACGGTCAACATTTGCACCGGGTTCCGCAAATCGGGTTGTTTGTCCCCGTCCGGTATCGGTATTTCAACAAAGGAACCCGCCCCGGTAATCCGTTTGTCGCCGCACTTGGGGCAACGCATCAAAAGCCCGGCGGCGTCCAATCTGTAAAACCCTTGTTTGTCTTTTAAAAACCCACCGTCGCAATAATCGCCGTTTTCGGCGTTTGTAAAGTCGCACGATTGTTCGTAACCGGAATATATCGGGTACGCCCCGTACATATCCAAATGCCGCTTCGATATATGGAAAAACAAAAACCAATCCAACGCCTCCAATTCTTTTGTTAGCGGGGATTGTTTAACGTCCGGTTCTCGCAAATTCATTGGCTCATTCCAAAAGAAACGGGCGGGGCAATATCGCAAATCGTGTGGGTTATCAACCAATAATTCGCCTATGTTGCCGCCGTCGTCCTCTGCAAATACTCGGTATCGCTCATCGTCAATAACTGCAATACGTTTATCGGGTTGGCGGAAAATTATCCAATCCATAACCCCGGTTGTCCGGTTTGCCTCAAAGGTTATGACGCTTTCGATAGGTAGCCAATAAAAATACGGGGTCGGGTATCGGTCGGCGGGGTTTTGCTCGGCGGGCAAATCAACTATTAAAACGCTGTTTATTTCCGTCTTGAAAAACTCCCAACCTTTCGTACTCCAAATTTCCGGCTCTTTCAATACATCTTGGCGGTAATACTCCCAATCGTCCCGTTGTTCCGTGTTTTGAAATTGATAGTTGAACGCCGGGTTACGACCGTCAAAAATACGGCTTAACTTATCAAAACAAATGCCCGTTACCTCGTTGGTACGAACGGGGTAACGGAACAATGTTTTGAAGATTTTGAATTTATCTTGCGGGATAAGATTTTGAACCCATGCCAAAAAGTCGGTCGTGGGTAAACACATTAAGGGCGTTACGTTGGTTTGGGCGTGAAATTTAATGCGGTTTTGGTGTATGACCGCTTTATTTATCGTCGCCTTTTTCCTCGGTTCCGTTATTTCCTTTCGTATGCGTTTTATATCTAATCCCATTTTCTTTGCTAAATTCAAAAGGTGTTTTTTCGGGCAACTGCCAACCGCCATTGTTAATCCGCAACAGGCGTTCGGCGTGGTTAATCTCAAATTCTTCGGTCGTGTTAAGGGTCGGACACTCCAACACGACCTTTGTAACTTTCGCCGTCATTACTCTTGTGCGGGTTTCAAATCCGTAAGCGGGTTAAACGCCGGGGCAACAATCGCCAAATCGTCCGACCAATTCGGCAAAAACGACCATTGTATTGCGTTGCTGTCCGGGGCTTCCAATCCGCCCAACGTCTTATCGCCGATAAACAACGAACGTATCGGTATCGGGTAATATGTACCGTCTGTACTCCCCTTGATTGCGCCGATTGCGCCGTTTTCGTCGAAAATGAAGATACCCAAATTGTCGCCCCAACTTTCGCATTGCATTTCCTTTAATGCCTTGATAACCTCCTGCGGGGCTTTGCGGATAACTCCGGTAAACGGGGTTGGTTCACGTCCAATAATTTCTTCGACGCCTCCCAACGTTTCGTTACCGCCTCCAAAGGTGCGGGCGGCTCCCGCCTCGGCGGTCGGGGCTTGGATATACGGCGAAACTACTACTTTCGTGCTATCCGCCGCCGATAACAGGGGCGTCCACGACGCTAACGCCGTAATCGCTTTTTCACTCGTAAAACTGTTTTTGCTTCCGTCATCTTTCAAAAGACGTTGAAAAGCCACTTTCTGAACCTGTCCGAAACTCTCCGAACACGTAATTGCGGGTACATCGGGCAACGGCGCCGCCGCTGGACACTTACAAATCATACTTCTTTGTTTTTAACGTTAAAAATATTGTTACTTTCTCCGGGGCTGTCCCTTTGCCCCCTTGTTTCGGTTACAAAGTTATAAACTTTTTCCCGGATAATCTTGCATATCTCAAAAATATTGCTAATTGCGTCGTCTTACGCCTCGGTTTGCGTGTGCGTATGGCTGTATATTGCCGTCCGCAATCTCCTTTTCATATATCCCGGTCAATCCGTCCTCCGGGTCGTCGTGCGTGTTGGCTCCGAAATTGCGCAAAAATCCGGTTACATGGTCGTAAACGGCTTTGTACCGGGTTTCCCAACCGAACGGCATAATTATATATTGATTAACCATTGCGGACGCTGTTATTATCCGGCTTTCCTTGTTGCCCCCTTGATAAAACGGGTCTGTAATCGCCCGGACTTTCTTTTTAATAACTTTCTCATAACCCGCACCGCCGTTGTTGCTCTCAACCCACGCTTTTTGCGTCCCGTTCCGGTTAATCATCGCCGGGACGGTTACGGTTGTAACGTCCGTGTTTTCGTCCGTCATTTCCATATCTGTAATAAGGGCAAACAATATCGGCTCCATGCGCTTTGTTTTCTCGTTGAAAAACATATTGTCGGACTTATATACGTCATACGTTGCGGCAAACAACAGGTCGTCGCCCTCGTCGGCAACGTCAATGTATGCGCCGGAACGAATGTACGTTCCGTAATCGGATTTTTCGACCCACGTTTTGAAAGGTTGGTACAATCGACCCTCGGCGGAACCGGGGTTGCCTTGATACAGGCATTGAAATTGCACCGGGTCTAATGCCTTTTGCGCTTCCAACTTTTGCTTACTGTGTCGGCTTTCCCATAATGCCGCCCCCGGTTCCCGTGGGTCTATCTCGGTCGGTTCCCCGGTTTTCAGCCCCTCAAAGTTTATGCGTACCCACGCCCCCGGCGTTACGTCCTCCAAATCCGCCCAACACTTAACATCAATAATCGTTTCGCCGCTCTTTTCAATGCGTCCTATCAAATCGTCGTCGTGCCAACGGGTAAATACAATCAATTCTTGACTATCATTGTGTAAACGGGTGCGTACAACGGTCGTGTACCATTTCCACGCCGCCGCCCGTACTATCGGGCTGTTACCCTCGGCGTAATCTTTATACACGTCGTCCAATATCGAAACGTCCACGGTTTTAGACGTCAGCGAACCGCCACGACCGACGACACGCAACGACCCCTTACGCCCGACCATTTCGATAACATCGGAATTGCGCAAATAGGTATTCGCCATTGTTACGACGTTCGACCCATTTAAGTACGTGCCGGGGAATAATTCACGATACCGGGGCGTGTCGATTATTCGTTGAACGTCCCGGTTAAAATCCCGTGCGATTGTCGCCGCATACGAACCGATACATATTTTGCGGTCGGGGTCTAACCCCAACATAAATGCGGGTAATTTGCGGCTTGACCCCTCCGATTTGCCATGTTGCGGCGGCTGTTGTACAATCATCTTTCGTATTTTGCCATGCGCAAACATATCCAACAGGGTATAATATACAACATGAAACGGTTCCAATACCAAATCCGGTTGCATATACCGGGCAAAGTTGATAAGACGTTTACGGGCGGCGGCTCGCACCAATTCGCCGGGGTCTGCCTTGATTGCCTCGTACATCTTCAATAATTCCTCGTTGCTCATGGTCGTACAATTTTATCGGGTGTAACTATCAATTCGCCGGGCTTTTTCGGTATCCAATTCAAACACGCCGTTTCGCTCCTTATCCGGGAACGGTTCAGGGTAAACGGACAACGGCAACAAATCGGCAATCTATTTGCAACATCTAAATTCTCATGGTCGAAATACCAAACACCGTGTCCGCAATCCCCGCAATAATGGTTCGTTTTGGTTACAACCTGTTTAACAACATTCATTCGCTTTGCCATTATTGCGCCCCTCCTTTCTCGGCGATTGTCTTTTGAAATTCGGCGGACTGCAATTTGTCGGCGACGGCAAACAACAGGTCGTCCGGGATTGCCTTAACATCGTATTTCGGTTTATCGTCGTCCGTCCCGGCGTTGTATCCGGGTATCTCGATTTTAACGGGTGCATCAAATCCCAACATCTTTGCCCGGCGTTGTTGAATGTTCAACAGCAAGTCCAAAAACCGGGGATTGCCCGCCGACGTTTCAACGGTCGTTTCGTCATACCCGTAATATTCCGGGTCGCCGTCGGTCGCATCCGTTTTGATAGGACGCCCCCGGTTGGTTTTCTCTTTGGTGCGCATCTTTCCGGTTTTTGACGCCTCCCACGCCTCCCACGCTTGTTGCTCCATCTTATCCAACTTGCGCAATTCCTGTGTAACATATTCGTCTATTGTATCCAACCGCTCCCGCTTCCATTCGATAAGGCATTGTTGCAAATCGTAATAAACCATTTGAAAGGTTATTGTATAACCCATTCCACGGGCGGACAAATCCCGGTTCAATGCGTCCGCAATTTCCCGGTACGAATAACCACGCAAAAATAAATCGGCACAGAAACGAATGTCATAAATTCGTTGTTCCTCGGAACGTTTGTTGTAGCCTAATGGCTTCTTTCTCTTTTTCATCGTCAAATCTCCTTAATCGTCAAATCGTATTCCCATACATACCCGCCCGCCGTTTTATACACTCCTTTACAACATCGGGTAATTGTTATATTTTTTATTCCCGTTTTTCTTTCCGCTTCCCTTATAGATTTATACCGGGCAATTTCGTTTCCGGCTTTTGAACGTTGTATTACAGGTTTAGCAATTTTATTATGTTTGCCGTTATATGTATTGTTATACTGATTATCGCACCATTCCAAATTATCGGCATTATTATTAAACTTGTTTCCGTCCTTATGATTTATTTGTTTCCAATTATTTGGATTTGGAATAAATTCCATTGCAACTAATCTATGTACCATTAATGCAGTTAGTTTGCCGGACTTATATAACCTTACCTGCAAATAGCTCTTACCGCTTACTGTTGGCTTTAGCAACTTACTTTTTCCAGTTCTTCCATAATTGAGGCTTTTTACATTACCATAATTGGATATTTGGTAATTCTCAAAACCGGATATATCTTTCCAAACTTCCATATCTTTTTTTTGCAAAGATAATATATGTTTTTCGTTTGCAAGTTATTTGCGGGGAATTTCCATTTTAAGAGGCTTTTGTTATTAACTCAATACTTTTATCGTCTTAATGGTTATCTTTCAACCACGGGGCAAATTTACGGGTTTTCCGGGGCATTGCCAAACCTTTGTTATCTCATGTATATAAACGGCAAAACCCCGGCGTTTGTTTCCGGGGCTTTTATGCCTATTGTCCTATACCGTTTTCGTACCTCCCATTTGAGCAACGATAATGCGATTGGGTTCCACGGGGGTTGGTGTATTCCGTTCCCCCTTTCATTGTCTTTATTGCCAAACATACCGGGGCGGGCTTTCCATTTACCGGAAATTCCGGGTTAAAATATCGACACGTTCCGCATATCTTTTCGGGGCGTCGATTATCCGGGGCGCATCCGGTCGGCATATTGGGAATTTCCGACGAACATTTATTTTTCATTGTGTCGCCCTCCTTTCCGTTTATTCTTTCCCCGGCGTTTATCCCGTGGGTTGCGCCGTGGCATTTCGACCCGGTGTATTTCAACCGTTGTTCCGGGGAACATTTCGCCGAAAAATTCCGCCATTGCTTCCACTTCTTTTGGCACGTCGAACGCTTCCGGTTTCTTATATTCCCTTTTACGTTCCGGTTGATTTTCCATTTGGACGGCGGGGCAAACGTCGATAAGCGGGCAACCCTTACAAGTGTTCACGGGCTTTGCTTTCTTTTAACTTTCGCAAATCGCTTTATGTTTCCGGGCGTAATCCGCCGTTCTAAATTCGTGGAAATCGTCCCGGTGTGCGCTTGCACGTGTGAACATTTCCATTGCTTCAACCGCAATGCGGGCTAAAATAAAATCCGGGGTATCATTAAACGCCTTTTCCATTGAATTACGGTTTACTACCTCGGCAATCTCGTTAATAAATTGTTCTCTGTTAATCATCGCTCTATTATTTTTTATCGTTCATAAATTGGGAATGTCTTTTTTGCCATTGTTCGCAACCGGGGTTCTCACAATTAACCGGGCTTTCGGTCGTATAACAATAACCATTCCCGTTGGCGTCCTCGCTTGTAATGCTGTCGCAATTACCGCAATACTTTTGTTCGTGTGGGTGCGTCCGTTTATAGTTGGGGTCGGTTTGGCGTCCCTTTACTTTGTCGTATGCCATTTCCAATAAATCCCGTTGCTGTATGCCTAATATTGTGGCGGAATGAAATACGACGGCGTTAAGGTCTGCTAATTCATCAATTACGGCGTTCATGCGTCCGGGGTCGTCAAATTCGGGCATTGCGTGTTTTACCGCCGCTTTGTACTCGTTAAATTCTTCCTCCATTTTCCGGCAACGGGACGCAATGTTTGTTCCGAACAACTCATTAAACAGATTGGCAATTTGAGCAACAACCGGACGGGCGGGTTGCTCCGTGTAATTCTCGGCGGGGTTTCCTTTGGGTTCAAATTCCCGTTTAAAATCCTTTTCCGGGCGGGCGGTAAATCGTCCGTTCAATTCCCGGATAATATACCAACTTTCCGGCACGTCAACGAATATGCCGTTACCATCGGGAAAAGAAAACATTGCTTTGCCGTTCGGGGTGCGGGGCGTCGTAACCGTTCCGCCTCCGGTAAATCTCAAAACGTCGTCCACGTTGTCCCGTCTAAATTGGATTGCGTCAACCTCTAACAAGGTGCGACAATACCGGGTTCCCGCCGTGGTGTCCGGGTCGATTAATCGGGTGCGCATTTCCTCCGGGTATTCCTCCGGGTCGTACTTCATAAAAACCGACTGCCTACCATCGGCATAAAAGAACTCAATAAGACGGTCGCCCAATCGTCCCCGGATTGCCTGTTTTAACGCCTCAATCCTTTGTCCCTCGGCTTTATCGTTTCCCTCGCTTCCATTTTGCGCCCAACTCAAACGTATTGAGGTATCGGACGCCGTAACCTCAATTTCTTGTTTTGTTATGTCCTCAATCATTGCGCACATATCGCAATCAAAGGGGCTTAATACTTGTTTGTTCATCGCTCTAGAAATTTATTTGTTATTACTATCCGGGGCGGCTTCAACCTTAACCCCGGCAATTGTTCCGTTATAATTAAATTCTAATGTTTCAACCCCTTTAAATCCCCCGGCAATTCGTAACAACCGCCAATAAATTGTTTTCCGGTCGCTCCTATGGAATTTATCGCATTGCCTACCTATTCCGGGGCAATCTTCCCTTTTGATTTTGCAGCGAACGCAACGTTGCGTAAATATTGCGGGGTTGTTGTTGGCTAATCGTGCATCCGCCGCCGTCCATATCTCGGCAATCAATACCATACCCCGGTAAACGCAACGTTCGCCGGGGTTGTACTCTCTGTTTGGGTCGAACGGTTCGGGTTGCTTAACTCTCATTCTTTGCCCGCTTCGTTTACATAGCCAAACAATGCGTCCAAATCGTCCTTTGCGCCTTTTACGCAAATTCGTACCCTATCGCCCCCGGCTAATGCGGTTTCGACAATCTCACAATTATACCGGGGGGCGTTTATCTGTATCATTGCCGCCGTGGTATTCGTTACAAACTCGTTTCTTTCTTCCATGCTCTCGGATTTTTGAAGTAAATTAAATGCCTCCGTTGGTTCGTTCTCGCTTTGACACGCCCCCAACAAAAGCGTTGCCAAAGATAACAATAAAATCTTTGCTTTCATCGTTTTACCTTTCTTTTAATCCATATAAACCGTATGCCAATGCCGACAAACAATATTTTCGCCTCAATATCAACATAACGGTCGTAACCGTTTATTGCATCAATGGATACCCCAAATTGCCAACTATGATATTGCCAATACTCACGGGCGTAAACATAGACGCCGACCCGCCCAACGTGTATGCCTGTTTGGACGGTGTGTTTGTCCTTACTCATTGTGTGCCTCCTTTCTTGCTAATTCATAACCCTTTTTATCCATTACCATTGCCACGGGGTACGGCAATATACAATCTTTGGTATAAACCAAATTGTAAATCCCCAATTGCCCCTTAACCGGAAATTCAATAACCCGGCGGGGGTTGCGCATCAACCACCCGTACCCCTTTGTTATTTTCGCCCTCTTTTCCTTTGGAATCCGGGTGTTTTCCCAATCCTCCGGCGTAAACTCTTTTATCGGCTTTACGTCGTACAACTCAACCAATCCCAAAGTAACGCCGCTTTCCATTCCCGGATAAACCGGGGACGCTGCGGAACATATCAGCACGTCGCCACGGTATGACGTGTTTTTGCTCCGAACTTCAATTGTCTTTTTCCCGTAAACAATACCGTTTTCGTCCTTGTACGCCTCCGTTACCAAATCATTTGCGTATGGCTGTTTTACGGTCAACGCACGCCAACGGTCGTGTTTTTCCGGGTTGTAATCCTTATTGCTGTACTGCATATTTACTTTTTATTTTCGGGTTCCTCGGTTTCGTCGTCGGGTTCCGGGTAATGGATAAATCCAATTTGCCGGACGTTTTGGATTGGCTCGTAAATGATAACGACAACATCGCCGTCCGTCCTTACTCCGACCAATCGGTAATCGGCGGGAACCTCAACCCGTATTTCACTTTTCATTGTTAAACAAATCCCAATTAACAGGGACACAATACCCCGGCAATTCTCCCCGGTCAATCCCCAACGGATTAACAATACTATTTTTCCAATAGATACGGGGTTGTTCCGGGCGTCCCTCCCAATGTTCCGTAATCGTGTCGTAAATCAATCGTATTTCCCGTTTCGGATATTTGCCGCCGCTCTGCAACCCGATTTTATACAGGTCAACGAACGGATACGACAATTTGATTATCCCAATTGCCCGGTCGTACATTCCCGGCGGGATTGGCTCCACGCTTGCAAAGGTGCGGAACCCGTGGCGTTTTGCCCGTGCCAACACATTAACCCGCATCATATTTGGGTCGGCGTTCGGCTCCAATTCGTCGCAACCTGTCAACGTTGCGCCCAAAGCGATACGGGACACGTCCCAACCCTCGGACGCCTCGGCAAAATCAATGAAGCGGTTCAACCCCTCGGCGCATTTGCTCAATATCTTAACCGGGATGCCGTGGCGTTGGCATACGCCGACCGCTTGACGGGTCAACCGTTCCGTTTCCGGCAACAACGGGTCGGTCGTGAACGAAAAGAATAACCCCGTTTTCTGCAATTCCTCCTTATGCGCCAACAATTCGTTTTTGAAAATATCCAAAGCGTATGGATATTCCCGCAACGTCTTTTTCAACTCCGGGCGACTGCCTCCCAATACCTTTGCGCCACGACCTTTGCGCAAATAACAGTAAGTACAACCGTTGGAACAACCGACAAAGAAATTGGCGGCGTTCTCGGCGTATTCCCCGGCTTTACCTTTTGGGCTGTAAATAACCCGTCCGTTTATCGCTCCCATATCGTCAACGGCTTAAAATGGTAAATCGTCGTTTCCGTCGGGGGCGGGTGCATCCGGCACGGGCGGCGGCGGTACTTGCGCCCCGGCTCCGGTCGCTTTCGGGGTCAACATTTCCATATCGGTTGCGACTATCTCGGTAACATACCGTTTGACGCCTTGCGCATCGTCATAACTCCGGGTTCTCAATTCGCCCTCAATATACAGTTTGTCGCCCTTTTTGACGTACTGATTGGCGACCTTTGCCAACCCGTTTTGCAATACGACGTTATGCCATTCGGTACGCTCCGGGATTTGCCGCCCGTCCTTTGTGGTATAACCTCGTTTCGTGGTTGCCAACGAAAAGGTCGCCACGCAACCCCCGTTGTCGAACTCCCTAAAATCCGGGGCTTTCCCGGTATGTCCCATCAAAATAACCTTGTTTACACTCATACAAAAAACGCTTTAATTATCCAAACAATGATACTATACAACGCCCACATATAAGACGCAACCGTTAACGTCACGAACGTGTATAACGCAATTTTATATCCGGTTTTTGATTTTATTTTCATGTCACTTAAATTTTACGCAATCCAACAAATATTGTTTCTTATTGTCCGACCATCCGGCGGCATGGTTTATCGCTTTTCGGTCGTCGTCGTGTACGAACTCACAAACCCAACCGCCGACGCTTGATTTTTGAACTAATCGAACCAATTTACCAACAATGAAAGAACGCAATTTGTAATAACCCGAATTTTCGCCAACAAACAAAACCCGTCTTTCTGCATTTATTTCGGGCGGATTTTCGATTTGCGGGCGTTTCTCCCTTTCCGGGTATGTTTGTACCCGTCTGAAATCATTTTTGATTGAACGGCGGGAAATTGCCCCGTAATCTGGTGTTCTCTTTTTTGTTCTCATTTCTTATAATTCGGGTTTCGTTCTCCTATTTTAGAAACTGCAACCCGTTTCCGGGTTATTGGATTGTTGGCATTTTGTTTCCGGGTACACCAACGTAAGTTGCCCGCACGGTTATTGGCTCGGTCGCCGTCGATATGGTCGATTTCCGGCAAATTGTCCGGGTTCGGAATAAAAGCCGCCGCAACTAATCTATGTAACCGAAACGTTTTGTGTTTTTGATTGACACATAAAACAACGCCTTTGTATCCCTCTTTATCGGTATATGGTTTCAATATGCGCCCTTTTTTATGGTGGCAATTCTGTAACCTACCGTTTACAATCATATCATTAGAACGAACACGCCCGTAATTGCTGACCTCGTAACGTTCGTTATATCCGTGTATCTCTTTCCAAACTTCCATACTCTTTTTTTATTAACTCCATCGTCCGAACATTTCCGGGAAATATTCGCATTTTACTTTTATCTCCGTTTTCCCATTGGCTATGGTGTTCAAAGCAAAGTATATTTATATTCCTTGCATCATGCGCCGCCTCCGGGTATGCCCCACGGGTCAATATATGCGAACAATATACGGCGGAATAGTTGTGCAATGGCTTCAAACATTCTTCGCATTGGTGCGGCTTATGCTCCCAAATCCACCTAAAAAACCGTTCGTTTGCCTGTGGGATATTCCCACGACCGAAAACGCAATGTCCGAACAATTCCCGTTGTATTTCGACCCGCAAACGAATATCCATTGTAAACCGCTTGTAATCCAATAGGGGGCAAAACCCCCTATCGGTTACAAATTGGTATTCCTCCCGGTCTGTTAGCAATATCGGCTCCATTGCTTACATATCCGCCGTTTCGTCCTCCGGGTCGTCCTCGTTAGCCGGGTCGCCGACCTCCGGGAACAATCCGCCCTCCTTTTCCGGTTCTGCGACCAAACCCGGTGCGGGTTCGCCAACAGCCCCGAACAACTCCAATTGCGCCTTTTTACCCTTGAAAAGAAAGGCGTAAACCTCGTTTTCAATGTCGCCAATAATTTCTTCCAATTCTTCCTCAAAACCGAACGTTTCGGTATTGAATTTCAGACGGGGCGAATTTATCGCCGTCTTTAGGTTATTGGATACCGTGAACAACCCCGTAAGGACGCAACCAACGTTATCATCTTGACCGGAAAGGGATACGCCACGAACATCAATGTTTTTTAACATTTCGTCCGCAAAGTTACGGGCGGCGTCTTTCTGCTTTTGGTTGGCTTTCATATCCGGCGTATCCATAAGGGACAAAAACGACGTGACATTGAAAATACGCCCCATAATTGGGCGCAACCTGTCAAAGCAATTGCGCAAATCCGGGTGTACGTCCTTTGCGCTTTCGACGTGGTATTTGTTCGTGTAACTCTCATTACCGACGGTTTCGGTAACTTCATAATGCACGTCCAACCCGCCGTCTTTTAACGTCTTGACTTTCGACAATGCAAACGCCTTTTCGGTCGGTATCGGCATTACGTTTGCGGTTTCTTTTTTCTCGCTCATTTTTTGATAATTTATTTGTTGCCTGGAACCCGCCCGGCTCGGTTTTACAAATCTTCCTCAACGTATCGTTTTAACTCGGCTTGGAACAATTCCCGTTCCTCGTCTTTCGTTCGCTTTGCCATACTCTAAAAATCTGTTTCGTCCAACAAATCCTTTGTCGTCTTATTCCGGGCGACCGCCGGGCGTTGAGGCTCCGGGATTGGTTCCGGTTCCGGTACGGGTTCCCGCTTGGGGTTCCCGGTTCCGATTGGCTCCGTTACGGGGTTCGGGTCGTAAAACTCAATGCCCCCGTTTCCGGGCTTTTCCTGCTCAAATTTCGCTTTGAGTTGTTCCGCCGGGTATTCCTTTTGCTTCAACTCGATAATCCCCAATTCGACCAATTCAGGGACGCATCTGCGTAATGCCTTAACGTCCTGTAATGCGTCGTGCGCCGGGAATGTTTCGCCGGGGAACAACTTTGCAAATAATTCCTCCAATTTGGGGAATTTTCCCGGGTTGCCATTCTGATACAATGCGCCGACAAATTTAATAGTTTTCATCATTGTATCAATGCGCTTTCCCTTGTGCAATGCGTCCTCGGCTTTGGTGTCGTAATACTCTTTGCCGCAATAACGCAAAATGTTCGCTTTCAACATCGACGTATCGAAATAAATGTTGTGCGCACATACAAGCGGGGCGGCGGCGGCATCCGCCAAAAATTCGTCGATAACCTCGGCAAACGGTACGCCATCGGCAATTGCCCGTTCGGTCGTTATCCCGTGTATTGCAGTTGTTTCCGGCGGTATCTCGTAATTGTACGGCTTAATTATAAAACTGCGTTCTTTGTCGCCGAACGCCCACGCCAATTGTACGACGTGCGGGAATTGGTTAAAATCCGCATCCCATTTCAAACCCTTTGCGGGTACTCCTGTTGTTTCGCAATCGAAAAAACAAATATCTTTTAATTCAAAATTCATACTCTCGTTACTTTTTTATTCGTTAAAATAATCGTTTTTGCCCGTCGTCGTTGGGCGTTTGCTCAACATATTTTGCCCGTGTAATCCAAACGCACCCGCAACGCAAACACTTTATCCGGCTGTAATGCTTTGGCGTGTATTCGTGGCGAATAATCCGCCAACCCGCCAACGGGTAATTCTTACGTTTTCCGTTACACTTGCAAAACATATCATTTATATTTCCATTTAAAACCAAATGCTGTTTTCAAAACGCCATTACAACAATTACTTATAGAACTACGTCTAAAACCTAAACTTCTTTCAACTTCCATTGCTGTAACCCATTCTTTTATAAAGTTACCCGATAAATCAAATTGCAAAACTGCCTTGCCTCCTTTATTTAGTTTTTTACCAATATACGTATTGGGGGCTTTTAAATTATTGCTATTTTGTTTTGCTGTTACCCATCGTAAATTACTGACTTTATTATTAATTTTATTATCATCAATATGGTCTACTTCCGGCATATTATTTGGGTTAGGAATAAATAATAATGCTACAATTCTATGTATTACAACATTTTCTTTTTCCCCATTTTTACATAATGATACAAACAAATAACCACGCCTTAATGATTGTTTCAAAATACGTTCTTTTCGTATTCTTGTTTTATTACCGCATTTTTCTAATCTTTTAATAGACCTAATTTGCCCGTAATTACTAACCTCATACAACCCTTCATATCCGGGTATTTCTTTCCATATTTCATTTTCCATAATCAAATTTCATTTGGGTCTGCAATATACAAACAATATTCTTCACTTGCAAGTTGTTTTAAAAATTCGATATGTTCTATTAATTCAGCATTGCTCAACTCTGCAATTGTCCGCAATCTGGTTTCATATTTCCCGGTGTTAATATCCGGGGTTTGCTCATACATAACCGGGGACAACTCCCGCAATCTCCGTTCCGTTTGTTCCTCCGTAAGACGTTCGCCAGCTTCCCAAATGGCGTGTCGTAACGTGGGTACAACATAGTTGAAATAATAGCCTTTCAAAGCCTCGGACGAACCGGGCGACGCAACAATGAACCGGGCAATTATCCGGGAACCTTTCCAACCCTTGAAAAATTCGTTTAATTCGCCCATGTACATTGCCAACCCGCCGTTATTATTTATCGTCCCCGTTGCCGTTATTTCTCGCTTTCTCATCGTCGATTAACTTTTGCATTGTGACATTAAACGCTGTCATTCCAACCGCACGGATAAACGCCCGTTCGCTCGACGAATACCCGGTTGCGACCTTATCCAACACTTTGGCGAAAAGAATAACGAAATTTCCCGGTTCCCACTGCCCGGTATTGTGCATACGGTCGATAACGTGCGCCCGCAACCTCGTATTATTCCGGGTCGCATCCTTACGGGCTTTCTCCCGGTCGTTCCAAAGGCTCGTTAATTGGCGTTTCACATTCTCAAAAAACAACGGCATTTTCAACACGTCCGCAATTGTCATTTCTTTAACTTCCATATCGTTTTGTTTAAGGGACGCCGGGGAACCGACGCCCCGGTTAATTACTCGGTTTCGCTGTATTCCTCAATAATTAAATCGTCCTGTCCTCGCTTGACTTCCTCAATAAATCCTTGATACCCTTCTTTCCGGGCTAATTCGATAAGGGATTGCAGACGTTTTGCGCCCAAACTTTCGCCCCTCGCAATGCGGAATACCTTAACGGTCGGATTGCTTGCGATAATCAATTTTGCGGCAACCTCCATTATCTGACTATCCGACACTTTCCCGGCGACAAACGGCACACCGTTTAACTCCAACCCGTCGTCCGTGAACGTCAACCCGGCAATCGGCAATTCCGATTTCGCAATAAGGGTTTCCCGCTCTTTGAGCAAATCCGACAACTTTTTTTCGTGGGTTTGGGCGACCTTTTCGGCGGCGTCCTTTTGCTTTTTCTTCGTCAGATAGTCCACAACCAACGCATTGATTTTGTTGTGTTCCTCGGCTTGTTTGAGGCGTTCGGCTGTATCCAAATTCTCCGGGTTGTTTTCCTCGTACTTTGCCAACCATGCGGCGGCGTTGTTCTTGCGGGTTTCGTAATCGGCTTTATCCGTTTGGATTTGCGCCAATGTTTCGTCGTATTTGTCGGCGGCGGCTTTCGCATCGGCTTTGCTCTTTTTCTTTGCCGCTTCCAATGCCTTTTTTGCCTCGGCAACAATCCGGTCGTATTCGGCTTGGGCTTCCGCCTCATACTTTATTGCGGCGTCAATCTCTGTATTCTTGGTTTCCTCGGCGGCTTTGATACGACCGGGGATTGCCTCCAATTGTTCCGTCCGGGTTTGCAATGCGGTACGCACGGTTTTCGCTTTCTCAATCAACCGGGCGTTCTCGTTTTGTTCCTCCATTAAATCGGCAATGTCGATTTTCTCGGCATACGTTTTGACGTCGCCCGGTTTCAACTGCTTTTCGGCGGCGGCGCAAATGGTCGTGTACGTCTTGACCTCGGCGTTGGCGTCCTTTCTTTTCTCCTTAACGGTCATAACCTCGGCGTCAATCTCGGCAATACGTTTTTGCACATTCTCCGGCAACAATGCCCGGACGTATTGCACTTGCTTTCGGCGACCCTCGGCGGTTTCAGACCACCGGGAAAACTCCACGGCGTCAAAATCCGTATATCCGAAAACCTTTTGCAACATACTTACGTTATCCGACCGCTTCCCGGTTGTTTTCTGTTTGATTGATAACGTACCACGGGGGTTGGCTTTGGTAAACCGCAATTCAACGTCGTATTCCTCGCCGTCGTCGCCGACAACCATTTTGGCAAACCCTTTGTCCTCGCCATTACGCAACACGGCGTCCCGGTTCCCGGTCAACAACGCCCCGATTGCCTTTAATAGCGTGGATTTTCCTAACTCATTGTCCCCGGTAATGAAATATACATTACCCTCAAAATCTGCGTTGAACTCCTTAATTACTTGGAAATTCGACAACTCTAATTTTTTGATAATCATTTTATCGCTCTTTTTATGCCGGGGTTGCCCCCGGCGGTTACTACTTATTTGTTTGTTAATATCATTCTTTGGTGTATCATGCTTTGCACCTTGTTAAGCGCATCCCGGTTGGCGTCAACCTCCGACCGGGTGCAATCGGCAATAAAGTTTTCCAAACGCTTATACAGGTCGTCCAACTCTTTTGCCGTCATTGCATGGCGAACGGCTCCCAATTCATCCGTTACCATATCGTTACGTCTTTATGCGAAATATCCATTTTCCAACACGCTATAAAAACATTATTTATATTTTCATTGGCGTATAATATCGCACAATCTTTGGTTCGTACCAACTGAAAATAAAACGACTGTTTGCCGTATGCGTCGATTGGGTAAACGTACTCAATGAAATAAGCCGTTTTTGTCTGTTTTGCTGTTTCTAATGTATCCATACTCTCGGTTTTTATTTTCCGGGAAAACGCCCGGTCGTTGTTATTTCATGCCACAAAATTACGGTCAATATTTTAATTACCAAAATTTTTTTCTTTTATTTTCGTGTTAGGGTAAAAAAATAATCCCGGTACGTCGCAATGTGTACCGGGATAAAATCAAAATAATTTCATTTGCGTATCTGTTAAGACGGCAATAACGCCGTCAACTTTTTGTTCCCATGCCGTCCGGGTTGCAATCTTTTCCGGCGTTGGGTTCCGTTCGCACCTCCGTTGGTTGTGGCGCATCTGTTTAACCATGTACGCCAATTCTTCCAACGTTATTTTCGCCGTATTTTCGATTTGCGGGCTTTTGTTTTCGTCTGCCATATTTTACCCATTCAAACAAAATAATCGAAAAACGGGGCTTAAAATAAACGGTCGTGCATCGGGGCGGGCAAATTCTCCAAAACCCAACGGGGGTTGTTGTGCAAAATGTACCGTCCAAAGTGCATTATCATAAGGGCGTCGGCGTTCCACAACGTCGCCTTAACATCGGGGTAATAATCGGCGGCGGCTCGTTGGTATCGCTTTTTGCGCTCCGGCTTTTCCTCTCCCTTAACCCGCAATTTCAATTCATTTTGCCATTTTTTGGGGTGTACCAAAACAAACGGTACGTCGCACATGGCAATTATCGCTTTCAGTTTCTCGAACTCGGATAACAGTTTTTGAACCCGGAACGCCTTACCGGGGTTGTCGTTCACGTCGTCCGGGCGCAATTGAACCTTTTCGACGAATACCAACGGGCGGCAAATACTTTTCATATAATCAAACCATTGCCGCAACTCCATAAGGTCGCCCGGCATTTTTATTACCTCGGTTTTATGGTTCGGACGCCAAACGGCAATCCCCCCGGTTTTTCCGGGGTCAATCCCAATAATACAATCAATCGTTATTTTGTTCATTTCCAAAAATCTAAATAGTTATCAATCTGTAATTCGTCGGCAATCATTCGGTCAAACGTCCGGGCAATCTCTTTGTCCCTCGCTATCTCATACGCCGTAAAATCCAACTCCGGGGCGTCGGTTCCCTTACGTTGGACGTGGTACGCCTCGTACTTGTTGACGAACCCACGGGCGACACGTTGCATATATCGGGCAAATGCTTGTTTGCGGTCGTCTTCGGTTCCGGCAACCTCATTGGCAAAACCCAACTTTCGCAACCAATCATAAATTAACATTCCGTCAGTAATCCCCAACACAAACCGCCCGGTATATTTGTATTGTAAAAATACCTCCCTACATCGGGCGACGGCTTGATTGTGGTAATACCGTTTTTCCTCCGGTGTCAATTCCTTTTTCGGCTCCGGCAATGCCTTATACGCTTTATGTATAACCCCGTTTTGTTTCCGGCGGTATGCGTTCAATATCTTTGCGAAATAATCGGCGTTAAACTGTTGGTAATGCTTTTTGTCCGGATTGCCTTGGCTGTCTTTCGGCAAATAGTCGTCCAATTCCCCGGTTGTCGCCAACTCAAATGCCAACTTAATATCCGCCAATGTCATTTGCGAATAGTATTTTTTGAGTATATCCAACAACCGGGTACAAATGTACTCCCAATCTTCCGGATTGGTCGGGATTATATACCCGACGTCCATTGCAATAAACCGGAACATTTGCCCGGTTTTCGCAATCAACGTGCCGTCGTCAATATCGGCAATTTGTATTTTCGTTGAGGCGGCGAAAATGTACTTTTCGACCCCGGATAACGATTTGGCAACCTCCGGTAATTGCAACATTTGTCGGCGTATGTCGATTGCTTTTGTACCGGGCGTTGGGTTATATATCGCCAACGCCACGGATTGCGTATTTACTGTTTCCGGAAAATTTTCCATAATCAATAATCGTTGTTAAGAAATTCCATTGCGCCCGCCACGTTCAACCGTTTTTGCGGGGCTTGGTATTCCGGTTTCAAATGCAATTTCTTTTTCTCAATATCGCCCCGGATAAAATTGCGTACCGTCGCAATCCAACCCGTGCGGGTTCGCTTAACTCCCTGTTTGGTTTCCGACCAATCGGCGACCGTGTGGAAATAATAAATCAAATCGACCTTTTCAAATTCCGGCGTCGCAAACAGTTTTTCAAACTCGGAATAATCATTTACGCCGTCCGCCCCGAACTTAACCAATTTGTAAACATCGGAATTGCGAAATATGGACGTTCTTTTTTTATCCTTTTCCAAATCCTGTTGTTGTTCCGGGAACGAATCCCCGACAACAGGGTTGGCGGGTTTACTATGATTAGTATTTGGTTTATTTGGGTCATTAGTAATATTAGTATTTATTAGTGACGGATTTTCCGGGTCGGGTTTTTCCGTATCCGGTTTAACCGTATCCGGGTTTTCCGGTTGCGGTGCATCCATAACCGAATTTTCCGTAAATGGTTGAAAAATTGCTTTGTCGCAAATCTCATAAGCAAACCCCGCAATTGTCCCGTCCGGGTTCCTTTGCATAATCTTTGAGCAATACCCGAACTTTTCCAACTCTTTAATACCACTATACAGACTATCCCGACCGTCGGTTGCCCGGTTCGTCAAATCTCGCATATTCAAAAGCCAATCGTCCGGCAACATTTGGACGTATGCAATTATTCCTTTCGCTTTCCAACTCAAACGGGTATCTTTTAAGAACTCGTTTGCCATTTGGCAATAATCCCGGTCGTATTTACGCCGGGTAATTGTATTATTCGTTGCCATTGTCGCCGCCCTCCAATTGTTTAACAGGTTCCCACGCTTTGCGCACTCTTAAAACATTGTCCGGGCTTTCGTTCGGAACCAACGAAACAACCGGGAACCGGGATTTGTCGCCGGGCTTTTGGGTCGTGGCAAATTGTACGTTCAAATCAAATATAATTCCCTTACAAAATCCCCGTTCTGCCAACATACCGTCGAATGTTTCCCGGATTTGCGGGATTGTGGACGCCGTACCCTTTGTTGAAAACTGCCATACCCCGGCAACGCCACGTACCAACGGTACAATGAAATTCAATGTCAACGTAATTTCCCAACCGTCGTGTCCCTCCTGTTTGCTTTTCCGGTTGGGGTAACGCTTGGCAATAGACAACATCAAATTCGGGTATTCCTCCGTTGTCAATGTTTCGTACTTTTTGCCGTCCCAAACTTGGAACGTTTCGCCGTCGCCCGCCGCAATCAATCGTCCGTCGTCGTCCCGGTACTCGTACCGCTCGTTGCATACTTTCGCCGGGTCGTCGTCCGGGAAAACGATTTGAATTGTTTGGGGCTTTTCGCCGTATGCCTGTGTAAATAACCCGGCATACTTTCCCGTTGGTATGAAATAATCCACGCTTTGCGGGTATCCGTTGGCGTTTTTCATTCCGATTTTTATTTGTCCGACACGGGGCAAAATCAAACGGGATTTTTCCGCCTCCGGTCTGATAATCCTACCTTTTATACTTCCATTCATAACCTTTATGTTTTTTGCGTAATCCTTTGCAACATCTAACTATTAGCGAATTATTAAAACCGTCCCTTTCTGCTAAATTTATAGATTGGTATTCTTTAATAACAACGCCATTTTTAAGCATTAAAACCGCTTTTGATAAGTGGTTATTGGCTCCAAATTTACCCGCCATTGGCTTACTTGCGCTTTTAGATTGCCGTTGTTTTGTAATCGGATTATTGTTATTTTCCGAATGTGTAACCCAACGCAGGTTATCCACATGGTTATTAAACGGGTTCCCGTCGATATGGTCGATACATGGTTTATTTAGTGGATTATCAATATACGTTTCGGCAACTAATCTATGAACATATATAGTACATTTTACGCCAAAATTATAAAGACAAACACACAAATAACCCTTACGCAAAAACGGCTTTAATTCTTTCCCCGTTATTTTAGAGAAAACAACGCCGTTTTTGTTTATCAAATAGCAATCAAATCTTTTTATCGTTTTCATATTTCGGGGTCGTCGTTCAACAATCTTTTCTTATTCTCGTTTTTGGGCTTTTTTGGCGCATTTGCGGGCTTTTGTTCCTTTTCCGGTACAACATTCCGTTTTGTCGTCTTTCGCCCCGTGGCGGGCTTCTTTTCCGCCCCCTTTGCCGTTTTCCCGGTGCGTTTCACAATCTTTGTTTTCTTAATCTCCGGTTCCGGCGTTTGTTCCGGGGCAACCGCATCCGCTTTGACGGTATCGGCGGCGTCCGTGGTTTCGTCCGGGGTCGCCTCTTTGGGGGCTTTAGTTTTAATCAATTCCGCCAAAGACAACGATATTACATTTTGGGACAAATCCGGGGCGTCGTCCAATACAACCATACCATTAACCGCCGTAAACGTATTATCCCGCTTTTCGTCCTCAATGGCGGCAATCTCCAACAGATAGGGGATTTTGCGTATATTGGGGCTTTCGGTTTGCTCTTTCAGATTGTACGACGGTTTTTTGCGCCAATCTTTCGGGCTGAAATTGAAAATACGGTTAACGGGGAATTTCACAAAATTGACGTTCCACATATCCCGGTACATTCCTAATTGTATTTCGCTTTCCTCGTAAAAGCCTTTGCGCCCGCTTTTGAAATCGACAATTGCGTTAATCCGGTCGTCGCTTCCAATCTTTGCCCGCATGGTACACGGGCAATCAATCATTCCGGCGTACTTGTAATACGGGTGTACCAACGCAATTTCAACGGCTAACGGTCGTACATCATAATCCAATACGAATTGCGCAAACGCCAATACGTCCTTTTTCAAATCGTCGGCGTAATAAATAAAGTCGTCCGGCAATCGGTAAACCTCAATGTATTCTTTTAGTTTGCCTTTCAGTCCGTCCAAATCATACGCCCGGTTAATCAATAATTCCTCAAATGCGGCGTGCATAAACGTTCCATACGCCGCCCGTTCGCCTTTGTATCGCTCGGCTTCCTCAATGCCTTTGTTCGCAATCCAATTTATAAGGTGCTGGGCTTTGGGTAATGTTTGGGACAATATGGTTGTAACCGACGGGAAAAACTCCGGGTTCCCGGCGTCGTCATATCGGTAATAATATCGGTGTCCCTTGCTGTTTAACTGCCAAACCTTATACGGGGGTTCAATCAATGTTTTTTCGTCAAAAAACATTGCCGTCATTTCCTCAACCGTCATGCCCGGTATTATCTCAAACACTCCGGTTGGTTGTTCCGGTTGAACCTCAACGAACGGGGGAATAATTGTTTGTTGTTCCTCGTTAATCTCCGGGAACATATCCGGGGCAACATTGCCGACGGTTCCCGCAACCTCTTTTACCGGGTCGCCCGGTTTATCGCTCTTTGCTCTCATTACTTGTACTTTTTATATTCTGAAATTCCACATAATACCATTGCGGCGCACATTGCCGCAAATAACAATTGCCACGGGTTCCAAAATGCGCCAATCAAACAACATAACCCCAATGCACCAAACGTAACAATTAGGGCTTTCGCTTGAAACAACCCGGAAAACATGGTTTCGGCGGCGGCTTCCAACCATTCGATAAACTTACTTTTCATTGTTTCCGCCCTCCATGCCAAACAGGTAATCCGCCGTACAATCCAACATTTCGCAAAGAATAACGACCCATTCCGGGACAATCCGTTTGGTCGTGCCGTTACATAAATTCGTCATATTTACCTGTTGTGCGCTCTCGCTTGCACCCTCAAAAAGACGGGCGGCAATGTCTTTTTTCAAAACCTTTTTCCCGTTCGCCTCGGAACGGGCGATTGCTTCGTTTACTCTTAATCTCAATGCCATAACTTAAATTTTTTTGTTAATAACTTGGTTCGTTGCTCTCTTTGTATCCGCAATTGCGGCACGTTTTTTCCTCCCAAATCGGGCTATATTCCGGCGGGGTCAAATATCCGTCGCCTCCGGTACGTCTATACTCGCCGTCTGTAACCTCCATTTCCCCGCCACACTCCGGGCAATCATCGTCGCCAATCAATACACATTCCAACAGGGCGTCCAAATGGACGGAACGAACCGGGGAAATACCAATTGCCCGGATAACGTCCACCATTTCCACAACGGTAACATCCCGTTCGTAACAATCGGCGACCGGGAACCCCCAATTGTCGCTTATGTCCTCGATAATCTGTTTGTTGATTAACTCCGTAACGATTGTTTCGGATACTTGGTTGGCTGTTTTCCCGCTTTCGGTCGCCAACATCTTTAATTGCTCACTTTCTTTTACTTTCATATCATTTCCCGGTATCCCTCCGGGTAGGCTGTTAATCTTTTGTTCTGCAAAGGTAGAAAGATTTTTTTAATTACCAAAAATATAATCTTTGTTTTGCGAAATCATTTTTGCCGGGTGCGTGAAATATCCGATTTTTAACCTACCTTTGCAATACCGCATTACCAAAAATCGCTCTCGGTTACTGCGTACCGAACCCCCGGCGTATCTGTTACGTCCGGGGGTTCATCTTTTCCAACGCCATTTGTGCCGCACAATAACAAAATCGGTATATATCGCCATAATATCCCCTTTGGTCGGTTATTTCCTCAATAACGCCCGCCGGATATTCCCCAAACGCCACATATTCGTATTGCGTTGGGTCTAACCCCAATGCGAACTCAAACGTAATGTCAATATATTTGTTCCCGACCCGGTTAAATGCGTGGTCGATTGGTATAAATACGTTCGTTTTGCCCTCAACGTATTGCACCCGGTCGGGAAATAACAACGTCAGCAAATGCGCATTTTTATAACACTCTTTGACTGCCGGGCGAACCGTCCGGCGTATCAATTCAATTTCCCGTTCGTCGAATACGTCCGCCGCTTTTACGACCTCAACACGTTTTGCGACGGCGATTGTATCGGTAAAATATTGTCTTTGTCGGTCGGGCAAATCCAATCGTAAGAACGCCCGCATTTCCTCAATAATTACGCTTTCCATATCTTAACCCTTTGTAAACCCCTTAAATGCGACGTGGTAAACGTCGCATTGTTTTCCGGTAACATAAAATTCAATCATTCGGTCGTCGTTACCGACGTCGTTTATTGCAATGGTCGGGTATGGTTCCCCCGGCAATTGGTTAAAACAGTCCTCAATTTCCCGGTATCCCTCCGGGAACTCCGAACGGTCGGCGGCAAAAAACCGGGTTAAACTCTCTTTTATCCGGTTCAACATTTCGTCCCCGTTGGGTCCAAAATGCGCTTTTATTTTATCCTGTCGTCTTAATGCAAATCGCATGGTTAATAAATACTTTTTTGAAACGTCCACGACCTTTGCGCACGTTTCGGGGTTAAACATTCCAATATGCGTATATTCCGGGGGTAATCCCAATTGGTCGGATAACCATTTGTACGCCTCCCGTCGCTTCATTAGTCCACGTTTGTACAACTCATCAAAATATCGGTGCGCTTCAATCTTACATCGGCGCAACTCGGCGTTTGCCAATCGACCCTTTGCCCGGTCGGTTCCCTTATGAACACCCACATAATCACGGGCGGACGTTCTTGTTGAAATAACGTTGCCTTTTTCGTCGGTAACGGTGTATTGATACTTTTTGCCTTTCGCTTTCTTGCTCAAAATATACTTTGCCATAATCTTTGTTATTGTGCCGGGGGCGAACCCCCGGCGGGTTATTATCTTATTTCGTACAAACTCAATGAATTTTCGCACAATACCCACGTCGGGAATTTAGGGTTTTGCAGATAACAAAGGTTATCTAATGCCGCCCGGCTTGTATAAAACCACAACCCAAATTTTTTGCCGATAAAATACATATCGTTTACCCCTGTTTCCCGGTATTTCTCCGACAACATTTGTTGGCTGTAAATGATTGACGAAAATTTAACTTTGCCGTCTAACTTGGTTGCAATCTCGGCAATGTCCGTCGCCTGTGTTCTTTTCTTTGTTTCCATATTTGAAATTTATTTGGTTCCGGGAACCCGCCCGGTCGGATTAGTAATAATAAAAGGATATTTTTAAACCCCGGCGCAACTTACAATGTTCGGCGTCTTTGACACAACGGAAAGCACGGCGCAATAATTTGTTCGCCATTTCAACGCCTACTAACTTAATCAAACCGGAAACGCCAACCAACGTGTTAATCTTTTTGCCGTTGAACAAGCCGTTTACTTTGATTTTGAAAGTACGGTTAATTTCTTTTGTTGTATATTCCAAACCGTTGTAAATATCTTCGGGCTTCATTGTATCGCTCTTTTTGTTGCCAGGAAAACGCCCGGTCATTTTATTAACATGGCACAAAGATAGGGCATTTTATTTTAACTACCAAAAGAATTTTCTTTTATTTCGATTTGCGGACAAAAAACGGTTCTTTTGGCTCCCCGCAAAGTTATTTTTGGCGAATTTTCATTTTAAGCCACTTTATTTGCCGGGGTGGGTACTTTATCCATTCAAACAAAATAATCGAAATACGGGGCTAAAAACGGGCAAAAACAAAAACGGGGTTGCAACGCTTGGTTACAATCCCCGTTTCCCGGTATTATGAACAATAAAAGTTACTTTTCTATGGTTACGAACTCAACGCCCAATATTTTTGTTGCCGGGTTCTTGCTTACAACATCAATTTCCCGGTTCTTTATCTTTTTGGTTTTCCATAAAAAACCCAACCAACGTTTGTATTGCACCGTTTCGACAATCAACAGACTATCCCGGTTTATATGCGTCCCGGTAAATTGTCCGTCCGGCGTGGCGCATCCATGCAACTCAAAATACGGTTCGACAATATCGACGCATCGTAAAACGGTTGTAACCGTATCGCCGGGCAAATATACAACACTATCCCGGACGGTTGCCCGCAATTCGTTGATTGTTTCCATTTGGGTTGTTGTAACCCGTTCCAACTCCCGGTTCTTTGTCTGCAACGTCTTTATCAACTCCGCATCGCTCGCCCGGTATTTTTCAAACTCTGACAATTTCAGTTCCAAAACCCCAACTTTGGCGGCGTTCAAACTATCTTTCGTTTGGTACCGGGAAACTTCCTGCAATAACGTTTCCGTGTTGGTTCTGTATTTGTCCCTTTCCCCGGTCAACGTATTAATCCGGGAACGTTGCACCCATATAGTGACAACGGCGGAAACCGCCAAAGCAATTGCCGCTATTATTAAATATTTTTTCATAAGATACGTTTTATCGCTTCATAATGAATTTTTGCAATACGTTCACGCCCGGCGTCTGACAACATAAAACGGCAATCTTTTTCGGTATCCATGAAAAAGTTTTCAGATAATACCGCCGGGCAAACCGTATGTTTCAGAATGTAAAATTGGTTTTCTTTGTCCGGGTCGCCGTCGGTATGGTCAAAGCGCATTTTCCAACCATCCGGGGCAAACTCTTTTTCCGCCTCCTTACAAAGAACGGTTGCGATTGCATCCGCTTTCGTTTGTCCTACGCTTGTATAACATTCCCACCCGGTGCCGCCTCCGGCGTTCCCGTGAACGCTAAACAAAACGGCGTTGTTGCCGCAATCTGCATGGATAACGTTTGCACGTCGGCAACGTTCCGGTAATGATACGTCGTTGTCCTCCGGTACCAAAATTTCAAACTTTACGCCATCGGCTTTTAACATCGCCGCAATACGGCGTACAATGTCACGGTTAAACTCCCATTCAAACAATTGGGAACCGTCCCCCCAAATGGGGGAACGTTTCCCGGCACAATCCACGCCGTGACCTCCATCAAGAATAATTACTTTACTCATTTTCGTTTTCTCCTTTCTTTTTATTGTTTTTGTCGGGGTCGTCCCCAAATTCTTTTTCCAATCTGTCAATTATCGGTTGCAAATGCGACGGCAAAGCCCTTGTAAACTCCAAACGGATAACATGGTAAATAATACGTAATGCCAAATTTCGGGGGTACGCAATAATCAGATTGCGGAACGCATTTTGCAAATACACATACATAAACACGTATGTTAGTGATTTTACCACGATAACCGCCGCATTTTCATCGCCGCAATTTTTCATTATTGCAAAAATCGCCTCCACGATAAACAGATACAACAGAAATTCGCACAATGCGTTTTTGAACTTACGGAACGAAAAGTTTTTGCATCGCACAATCGCCACGCCGTCCGCCCTCATTCCCGCCCAAATATTGAACGCAAACATTACTATTAAAGCATACACAAACCCCTTTGTTGGCGTCAAATACCCTAAAACCGGGCTTGCTGCTGAAATGGCTATTATCCGCCATTGCTCCCAATTAAATATCTTTTCCATTTTTATGAATTTAATGCGTTATACATCATTATTCCTAATTTGTTAAAACTATCTGTTGTGTAATGATAAGCATCATACAATTGTAAGCTATCAGTATCAACAACGGTTACATTTACATCAGAACTTGCTATATTTTCAAATGCTTGATTTACTTCCGCTATATAATCGCCGTATGTACTTTCTTTTAACTTTCCTATCGCAATTTTTATACTTTCTGACGTATCTGTTTTTAATTGCGAAATAAGTTCTTCCATATTTTGTTGATATGCTGCTGCCGCCTCTTGGTGTTCTGCATCCGTTTCACCTTGAAGCCAAACAAATTTCCAATTAATTGTTTTACCATCATTTATTTCTTTTACTGTATCTATCATTGTCTTTAATAAAGGATACATAGAATTACTTTCTCCTATTTTCCAACAATACGAATAACTTGATAACGGGTATAATGGTATTCCACCAATAGCCCTTTTTAATATAATTGCATTTGTGTTTCTAAATTCTAATTCTCCCGCAATTGATAATTCAACGCCAAATCTGTCTTGTAATGTTGACGTTGGACTATATATATTTTCAATGCTGTTTATTCTATTCTGCCATAAATACGGTATTGTATATCTTCTTTTATAGGCTGCTTCCAATTGGTTAATATATCCCCGCCCATCAGCGTTGCTTTGTCCGGCTATTATATAAACGTCAATACTACTATAATCAGCAACTTTTATACTTTCGTCTATTTGCTGTTGTACTTTTTCTTCTATCAGAGAGTAATTAAACACATTTTCAAGATGAACTACATATATTTTCGCAATTGGATTATCAGAATAAACCCCCAAATAATTTAATCCGATATATGCAACATTTTCATCTTGTATAACGTATGTTTTACTACCGTCGCCCTCTGTAACAAATTCATCGCTATTTATTCTATTTTTCACAATGTTTCCGTTATTATCAAAAAGCATTGCAGCGTATGAAGCAAATGCCCAATCTTTTGTTTTAATGGTTTCTCCTTTTTTAATTGCAATCTTATCAGTGCAACTAAAATTCGGTCGTGCTGTTGGTTCTGTATTTGGCGACGACCACAAATAATTGTCTTTTACTTCAAAAAATATTTGTTCTTCTTTTTCAAACAACCCTTTTACGGTGTCTGTACTAATATTATTTATTTGATTTTGTAAATCTTCTATTCTTCTTAATACTTCGCCGTTTACTTCAATGCTTATTTCTCCGCTTTTGTAACCTCTTACTCTAATTCTTAAATAAACGTCTTGGGTCGGTTTTATTTCAACGTTTTCTTCAACAAATGTATTCTTTGAAATATATGTATCAATTATACTTTCTTGACTTTGCAAATTTGTTCCTACTATTTGATAATATGGAGAAACCGCACTTGAATCCAATGTTAAATTCCCGCTTATTTTCAAAAGATATTCTACATTTGCTAACAAAGGTAATTTTACATCAGCCCAAACATACTTTGACAAATTAGGTGTTATCCCATCACTATTGATAATAACCCCTTGTGAACTAATCTTTATATTTTCAAGTTTTTTTTCTATTTGTAATAAATTATTGCTTGTACCAATACCAGTTACTTTTTTTTGCCAACTCCCATTTTTGTTTGAAAATATGGCTACTTCGTCTTTTATACTAACACCACCGAAATTTGAATAAATTCCGTTTTCTGTTGCTATATAAAAAATGTTTTGGTCGGGCATCCCCGGTGTGGTGTCCGGCGTGGCAATCCCAGCAAACGTTGCATTTGCCCCAATTTGACTAATTAACGTTGTCAACGTGTTTTGCAGCACTTTACCCGTAATTTCTTGTTTCCCGTTCGTCTTAATAACGGACGAAACGGCGGCTTTCAATTCTTCGTAATTTCCCATACTGATAAAAATTTAAACTACATCATTGTTATTAAAGTCATTATTAAAGTCTTTATTGTAATCGCTCCCGGTCGTTGGAATAACGCCCCGTCCGATTTTCTTAACCACGGTTGCGCATTCAAATTCACATTCAACCGACGCCAAATTGCCCTGCGTTTGCCATTTAGGGGTAATCAAAAACGTATCGCAATCGTATTTCCTGCCTTGACTATATACCGTAACAAAATCACTCATGCGGATTAACCGCATTACGTCGCAAAGGTATTCGGGGGCTAAAAATATAAACCGGAACGTCTTTTCGGATATTTGTTTTTCGGGGAAAAAATACCCGTCCCGCTCTTCGCCCTCTTCCTCAAACTTGTATTCCGGCTTTCCTAACTCGGCACAAACGTAAACCCGGTTTTTGAATTGGACGCCCTCGTAAACGATTTGCCCGCCGTCAACCTCCATATTGGCGGCGTCGCTCCATTCAATGCACAAATAACCATCCATTCCCCCGGAAATCCATGTAAATACGTCCGAATAAAACGTTTGTGCGCCGTCGCTAATAGCAATCATATATCGCCCCTCCGGTAAATCCAAAGATAACGGCAACAATCCCGGATAAACAATAACATCATAACCGTAATTAGCAAACCGGACAATCTGCAATCCGGTTTCTTTCATCATCGTTGTTATATCTGCCAATATACGGGTAAATTTATAATCGTAAATCCGCACCCATGCAATCGAATTGGTACGGGTCGGACGTATGATTTGAAACGGCAATAATTTATTTATAGGCGTAAATAACGGGTAAACATCGCCATACGCATACGATTTTTTATAATCTTGGTATTGCGGACTTTCATAAAACGGCAATACCGACAAATTGTTATTCGGTGTCATACTTCAAAGTTGCTTTAATTGAACGACTGCACAAATTTACGCTTAATTTATCAACTTGACCGGTACCGATATACGTTTTTATTAGTTGCATCGGGTTTGGGTCGTCATTTGCCGGAAAACTAAACGTTTGTTTCTTCTTTCTCTCAATACCGTATGCGTAAACCTCGGAACCGTTTATTGATACACGACGGGCGGGTAAATCATATAACCAATACGGGGATTGCAGATTGATAAACGCCAAATATCCGTTTTGCAAAAAGTATTCGACCCCGTTAATAGTTTGGCGGGTAAATGGTAATATCCATTGCGACCCGGACGTTGGCGGAACGGCGGCAAACAAGGCGAACCCGTCCGAACTCATATTGCCGGGGTTTAACAACATCATATCAATATCGGACGTAAAGTTTGATATATTAATTTCCTCAACCTTTCCGGGCGTTACATACTTGCTTATTACTTGTATCGGCACCCCTTCAAATGCCGCCGTAACGTCGTCCATCCATTCAAATTGGTAACGTTCCGGCAAATCGACCTTATCAAACGAATATTCCGACGTGTTGAACGCCCACGGTTTCCCGTTGCGCAAATTCAATTCCTTTGTCAAATCGTGGCTTAATATAGCCCCGCCGGAATAGGAACCGCCATTGCGGAAATATTGGATATGTTCGATTTTAAATTTGCCGTCCTCAATGAACCAATAACATTTAAAACAATCCCGTAACATATTGGTAAATTGTTGTAAGGTCGTCGGGGCTTTTTGTGCGGGTTGCTGATATTCCCCGTTTATAATATTGGTTTTCTGTGATACAAGCAAACAGAAATTCAACCCGGATATTGGGTTGTTACCGCTGTATAAAAATTGACTGTATTCCGCCGTGGCTGCGTGCGTTATACCCGGTGCAATCTGATTGAGCAAAACGGATATACAAGACGCAACCGGGAACGCATCCCGCAAAGTATATGCTTTTCGTGCTTTTTCCTCTAATATCCAATCCATTAAATAAAACCCAAACCACAACGACGCATAACGCCACGTTGACCGGGCGATTGGATAAAACGTTTGTCCGTATATGGAATAAGGCGGCGCAAAATACTTTCTGTTGTCCGCTAATCCCCACTCGGTCGGGGTATCTGAAAAGTTGTTTGAAATAAACGCCACGTCGATTGCGTAACCAATCGCACGCCTATAATTACGGTTATTATCAACTATATCATCGGCGGGCAATGGATATGTATTAAGGTCGTCGATTTTCTCCACGTCGCACAAATACCGGGCGTATATATTATAACTTTTCATATCGGCGTGCATTGTTCCGGTTGCCCCGGAACCCTCGACGGCGGTTAAATCAAACCCCAACGTATCAAACGGGGACGTTGTAACCTTTTGATAACGGAACATTGCCACGTCGTCCGAACGTCGGCGTATCTCAACCAATGCAACCCCAAACGGCATGCCGTCAATTCGTTGTTGTGAAATATAGATATAATAATTAACATTCAATTTCGGGTCTAATTTCCCCTCGAATGCGTCCGCACTTGCACCCGTTGCCATTCGTCCGGTATAAAGCCCGGATATTACCGCCGGGGAACCGTTGGACGTAATTTGTATTTCTTTCAATATATTGCACAAAGCAAAATGATAGGTTTGTACTAATGCGTTTTGGTCGGTCGTGGCGTTTGCGTCTTGTTCCCAATTCGTACCGCCCAAAAAACAAGAAACAACACTATCCCCCGGAACGTATATTTGAATTAATGGACGCTTGTTTATCGTTATCCGTTGGATTGTCGGGGCTAACGTTATTAAATTGTATTCCTTTTCCAATCCCGCCAACACGTCGTTATAATCGTCGATTGCGTCCGGTTGTACAACAACCTTTTTATCGTAATCGGTAAACGTGCAATCGGTTTTCATAAACTTACCTTGAAAGTATTGGAACCATGTACGCCCGCCGTCGTCGCTCTTTTCAATGCAATATAAAAATTCCGTATCGAATGATTGGCGGTTAATGTAGTCGTAATCTTCCCGGACAAAGGTTATTTTGCCGGATAACTTGGCACGATAAAACCGTTGGTTGGTTTCTAATTCGTACTCCTTTGCCAAATCGTCCTTATAAATCGGATGCACGGTTTGACCTTGTAAGACGTTCGGGGCGTCCAACGTCCCCAACTTCAACCATGCCGTCCCGTTGGCGTATTGCGCTTTGCTTACATTAAACCGGATATATGCGGCGTTGCTCGGCATATCAAATTCTGTATTAGCAGCGGTTGAGTTACTTCCCCAACCGCCGATATATTTTTTATTGCTGTCATAAAATGCGCCCCCACTTTGCGTGGCGTAATTCTGAAACAATTTGCGGGGATACACGTTATCAACCGGGACAAAAGTACGGGTATAATAAAAATTTGTATTAATCCCGTTAATCTTCCCGGTATTACTTATTATCCCATTTGCAAAAAACGCATTTACAAATGAATGTCTATAAATCGGATTCATATCAATTTTTAATTTTACGTGTCAAATTCTTGTAAACCTCAATAACATTGCCGTTGCCATCGACGTAACGACGGCGGCGGTTTTGTTCCTTAATCTCCCTTACATCGTCTTTTAAATCCCGCAAATCCGGTGCGTTATTTTGTTGAATCGTTACATTAACGCCGTCGGTATTGTAGGCATTAAGGTACTTTTGGGGGAATGTTCCCCGGTTCAAACTATTTATTACGTCCGGGATTAAACGACGGAAACGGCGGGAATTACGTTTATTGATAACGGCGAAAAATTCCCCGCCCTCGGCACGCCTCCGGGTTCCATCCGGTTTGGTTCCTAAATCCACGTCGTCCCCGGATTGGTGGGAACCGCCCGCCAACAATTCAACCGTACCGTCCCCGTAACTTTCCGAACCCTCGGCGGCTTTACTCATTTGTGCGGCTTTAATTTTGGCGGCGGCAAATGAAGCCCACATAACAGCGATTGCCGGGATTGCGAACGGGAACCCCAATTGCGACCAAATCAAAGCGGACGCCGTTACAAGGTTTCCGATTTGTTGGATTGTCTGTATTGCCTGTTGTGCCTTTTGCGCTTTCTGTTGCTCTTTCAACGCCTTTTCTTGGTTCCGCTTTGCCAAATCCAACTCCTTTTGTGCCATAACCACGTTTGAGGCATAACCGTTCGCCCGTGCTTCCCTTTCGGCGTCCAACGTGCGTTGTGCGCTTTCAACCTCTTTGTCGGCGGCATTTACGGCGGCTTCGGCGGCTTGCAATTTCGCATCTAAAAATACCTGTAATTGCTCCATTGCAAAGGATACGGACGTACTTATTGCCTCCTTTTGGTCGTCGTCCAAATTAAGCCCAAACAAACCGTAAATGTCTGTTCCTCGTTCCTCTCCTTTTGACTGCTCAATTTCTTGGTCAATCTTTTTTATTGTGTTTTGAATTGTTTGTACTTCAACATCTGACAATTTATTGGCTGCTTGCTCGTTCAATTCTAATACCTTTTGCAAACGTTCCTTTTCTGCCTGCAAACGGAATTGGGTTTTCCGGGCTTCTGAATTTCTTAATAAATCAAATTCAGATTGCGCCAACGCTTGTTGTTGGTCAAACATCATTAATTGCGTTTGCAAATATTCGTCGGCAATTGCGCTTCCCTTAACGTCAAATCCGGCATTAATTACCCCGGCGTCCTGCTGTTGTCCGGTCGGCTTTTGCTCATTCTGCAACAATGCTGTTTGTCTTTCATTCTCTAACAACTGCATACGCAATTGTCGTTCCTGCTCGCTTCCCTGCTTAACCGCTTGCAAACGTAATTCAATGCTTTCTTTCTGCAATGCCAATTCTTGCAACTGCCGTTCTTGCTCTATTTTCAACAACGCCTCTGTCTGCTGCTGTTCTAACGCCGTAATTGTTGCGTTTATCGCCTGCCGTCCGGTTTCGTTCAAATCCTTTTCGGTCTGTAATTGGTGTTGCAAATCCTCAATCTGTCGGGAATACTGATATTGCGTTTGCTGCCTACGCTTTGCCCATTCGTCGGTTTCCAACTGCAATTGTGCATCCTGCAATTTCCGGGTTGCCTCCAAATTCTTTTTATAAGCCGCTTCAATTTGCTTTGCTTGTTGTTCTGCCGCCTTTTCCGCATCGCTTTTACCCCTTGGCGTTACGGTTGGGTTCTGTGTCGTTACGGGCTTATTGTCTGTTTGTGGCGTCGGGGTATCTCCAACAGAAACCGGGATTGTTAACGGTTTTATTTTCTTTTGCATACCCTCCAAACCCTCTTGGAAATTTTCTGTTATGTCTTTAACTTGGGCTTTAACCAAATTTCCGTACGCTGCCGCATAATCTGCCAATCCTTTTTTTACGTCGTCAAAATCTAACGTAAACGCCCCCTTTAATGCGGTTCCGGTTGCTTTGACTATATCAATAAAGAATCCAAACAAATTTCCCAACGTATCAAATGTTGTTTTGAATCCGGCAACAATCCCATTCCAAATTGCACGTATCAAAACACTTTCATTGTATAACTCAATAAAGTAATTGATAACATCAATAACCCCTTTTATTATCGCCGTCAATCCTTGGTTAACAAAAACTTTTGCTTTCGTTGTCAACGTTTCAAAATTTCCTCCGGTTGCGTCAAACAACCCGGATAATGCGTTTTGCAACTCAATTTGGCTTTGCAATTGTTCCTCCTGCAATTGCGCCAAAACTCCGGCTTTCCCTTTTACTTCATCCATGTTGGTTGAAATATCTTTCAACGTGCGCAAATACTGCAATCCGGCGTCCTCTCCGGGGCCCCCGAATATATCTGCAATTGCAGCCCCGACCGTTGCCGCATTATCCGGCAATTCTGCCAATTTTGCGGAAACGTCTTGTATAACATCGAACGTTGTTTTGGTTCCGGTCTGCAAATCTTTTTGAACTTGTTCCGACGAAATACCGATACCGTCCAAAGCCGCCGCCGTCGCCGTCGTCATTTCACGCAAACGCAAATTTGCCTCCTTAATTGCGTCAACGCCTTTGTCCGAAAAGATACCCATTTTGTTTGTTTGGGCTACAATCGCAACAAATTGGTCTGCTGATATTCCAGCCTCTTTGAAATATGCCGGGTATTCTTTCAACGTGTCTAAAAATTCCCCGTTCGCATCGGCTCCGGACAAAAAACCATCCTTAACCAACTGCAATGCCTCATTTGCAGAAATACCAAATTGTTGTGATAATGCGTTTGTTGCAATCAATGTTTCCCGGAAATCTGCGCCGAACGAATCTGCGACGGCTTGCACCTCGTTTCTAAACGCTTTCAAATCATCGCCGCTTTTCCCGGTAAATTGTTTCGTCAACCTTGTTGCCTCAACTAATCCGGCGTTGTAATCGTACCACCATTTGAACGCCGCACCAGCCGCCGCAATTCCGGCAATCGCCAAAAAAACCGGGTTTGAAAGTAATCCCAACAAAGTTTTTCCCAATGCTTTTGCCCCGTCGCCAATAGCTGTAAAAACGGCTTTACTTTCAGCCCCGCCACGTCCTAACGCCAAAAGACTTTCGCCAAATGCGCTATTTAAACCTAACGTTTCTTTTAATTTGTCGCCATACGCAATAATTGCGTCGGACGCCTCCGTATAATTTCCGACGTTCAATTGAAATTTCCCGGTTGCTTCCTGCAAACGTTTCATTTCTTCGTATATTTCTTTGGTTTGTGCAACCAATTTTCGCCCCTCCTCGGTGTTTTCCCGTTCGGCTTTAGTCATGTTGTTTAAATAAATCTTATTCAATGAATATTGCGCCGATAAACGGTTATAACTACCCTCGGCGGATTGATTTATTTTCACAATCAGTTTATTAATTTGGTTCGCTTCCTGCTGTGCCAATTTTAACTCGGCTAACTTTTTGGCGTTCTCGCTTTCTGCAAACGCCAAATCACGTTGCGCACGTGCCAAACGTTCCGCATCGTCTGCGGCTTTCTTGGTTGTGTTCCTGCCGTACTCGGTTGCCCCGGAAACCTTTTGCAGAACCGCCGCCAACTGAATTGCTTCCGCCCTAATATTTTTCAACGCATTTGTATATGCGTCTGAAAGTTCATCCAATTGCTTTATCAAATCAGTAATCGAATTATCGGGGCTTACCAAATCAGAATATTTAATTGGGTTGTTGTTATCTGCCATATATCCGACTATTTGTTTTTGTTATTTTCGGGAAATTTGCCCTACAATCAATTTTCTTTTCTCAAATGTATAATTTATCGTCTGAAAAATAAAACACCTTAAATCGCCTTATTCTGGCTTTTTCTGCTTGCTTTTTTTCGCTTGCTCCTTAATGTATTCAAATGCGTTGTAATATTCCAAAACGGTAAACGATTTTGGGTTTACGTGCAAATGTTGGGACAACATCAAACACATATTTTCAAACTGCTTGTCGTATTGTATTTCCACGCTATCCGACCCGCTAAACGATTTGGGTTTTGTATAAGTCAACAACAACGTCGTAATATGGTCTATTTCTTCCCGTTTGTCGCTTTCGTCCCCCTTTATTATCGCATCCAACATTAACATCGTGCGTTGCTTCAATTGGTCGTAATACTCTTTAATCGTGGCGTCGTCGAATAGTTTAGGAAAATACAATTGCAATTCTTCATCTATTTTTTTTTTGACCGCTTCCAATTGGGCGGTCAACTCGGCGTTCGGCGCATCGGCGAACAAATCCAATACCTTTTGCAGACCGTCCGCCGTCATATCG